GGTGTAAGCTATACCATAAAACTGTCGAACACTACACTTGTCCTCTGCTGCTGAAACAAGTAAGCTCACTATCAACAGTGCAGCTATCACCCATTTCATTATTGATGTAGTTTGTTTTCAATAGCAAGCCAAATAGCACCAAAGAAAGCACCAATAATTAAGATTGGTTTAACTGCCTTAGCAAGCCATTCAAGCACAGTGAATGCACCAGAGGCTGCATTGAATGCAGCAACCACAGTTTGTGTGTTCTTATCTAGCTGATCTACCTTAGCTTCAACTTCGCAGAGGCGGTCATAGATTTGCTTGTGAGTGACTTCGTCTTCCATGATTAGACAGAAGCGGCTTGCAATGGTGCAAGGTTTTCTGTTGTCCAGAAGTCTTCAGCCAACATGATTTTCAGATGCTCTTTATTGCGAGCAAGGCAGTCAGCCCAGTCAGCCGCAGTTAGGCTTTCTGGTTTACCTGCGTTGATGAGGTTAACGCTGTCCATTGCGGCAGAGTAGTGCTGTGCAATTTGTGCGGGAGTTTGAGTATTAATAGTCATAATTTACCTTTTAGTTTAAAGATTAGCGGCATCCAAACGTGCCTTGAGGGAATTTACTTGCGCTGTCAATTCTTGGATTGCTTTAATTAATGGGGTGACAAACATTTCACGGCTAACGGCTTGCACACCATCATCACCGACATCCCATCCATTAAATGTTGAGCAACCTTCAGCGTCCATAGCGGCTTTGACATCTTGCGCCAAAAGACCGTGCATAACCATTGTGGTATTCTTTTTATTGGCTGTGCTGTAGTGCGGATGCGTGACAGGCAGGTCAGTTTGTGATTTCCAAGTAAACGTAACTGGATTGAGTCGGTTAATGAAACTCAAGCCAAGAGTGTCTTGACCAATTACATTCTTCAGCGTAGCATCTGATGTTTGTGTCCATGTGCCTGTTGAGGTGTAGTTCACATAAATCTTTGAACTACTGGTTCCCATAGTGACATGGTAGTTGCCTTGACCCACAAGTCCATAACCAATTGTAATTTGCCCAAGAGCACCAACCGCACTAGCGTCTGTGTCGTAACCTAAGCAAATATTTTGACCGCCAGTAGTTATTGAATCTCCAGCATTGTAGCCAATTGCTAAGTTCTGAGTGCCTGTGGTAACTGCCCCAAGAGTTGTTAAACCAATTGCTATATTATCAGTGCCTGTGGTGCTTCGGTATAAGGCGTTAATACCAATTCCAATATTGTAATTAGTCCCGGTGCTAGATGCGAGAACCTCATTACCAATAGCTATATTGCCTGTGCCTGTTGTATTAGACGACAGAGGGCCAACACCGATTTGTCCTCCGGGGCTTCCAATAGCAATGTTACTACCTCCTGTGGTAGTGCCAGCCAAGGATCCTGTTCCAATTCCAATGTTTGAACCACCAGTGGTGTTAGCACCTAAAATATTTGTACCAACACCAATGTTACGAGCGCCTGTGGTGTTGGAATTTAATGTTCCTGCCCAGTTACCTATGCCATCTTCACTACCAACAGCCACGTTTGCAGTACCAGTGGTGTTGCTTCGCAATGCGCCAGCACCGACCGCAGTGTTACCTGCGCCAGAGGTTGTAGCTGATAGCGCCTGAAAACCAAACGCTGCATTTCTGGCGGCATTCCCCGGATTAAAGAATTTCATGGCTTCATAGCCTACAGCAGTGTTATAGCCAGTCCCAGTCGTATTTGTATAAAGAGCCTGATAACCAACCGCCACATTGAGTGCTGATGTGGTGTTGCTGTACATCGCCTGATGACCAATAGCGGTGTTGCTGTTTGCTGTGGTGTTTGCCTTTAATGACTCAAAACCTACGGCAGTGTTGTTTGCTCCTGTGGTGTTGAATTGCATTACCGCCCGACCTAAAGCGGTATTGTATGATCCTGTCGTGTTTAAATACAAAGCACCAGCACCCAAAGCAGTTACATTTGAACCAGTCGTATTTGAAAATAAAGCGGCATCGCCTACAGCCACCAAATCAGTTGCCGTTGTGTTTGATGCTAATGCTTTACTACCCACTGCCGTATTAGCAACCCCTGTATTTAATCTTAATGCCTGATACCCTAAAGCAGTTACTTGTGCTACGGCAGTAGTTGTTAGGGCGGCTTCATAACCTAATGCAACAGCATTAGTTGACGCAGGTGTAATGCCATACACAGTACCCAATGCAGTAGGCGTAGCGGCAGAAGCACCACCCGTAGCCGCAATCGTGATTGCTCCAGAACCATTTGTAATGGTAATGTTTGAACCCGCAGTCAATGTTGTTTTTGTCAGCGTGTTGCCTGTGGTGTTACCAATTAACAGTTGACCATCTGTGTAAGTGGTTTGTCCTGTACCGCCATTAGCAACTGGCAAAGCAGTACCTGAGTAGGTCATTGCCAATGTGCCAGATGTGGTAATAGGTGAACCTGAGACACTAAAGACACTTGGGACTGTTGCCGCAACGCTAGTAACAGTTCCAGAGCCACCAGATGCCGCAACTGTTTGATTAGGCCATGTGCCCGTAACAGTTACGTTTGTTCCAGCAACAATGCTAGGAGTTGCTGTTCCTGTTCCACCATTAGCAACAGGGAGTGTTCCTGTTACACCAGTAGACAAAGGCAAACCAGTTAAGTTGGTTGCAGTACCACCAGAGGGTGTACCTAAAGCACCGCCATTAACAACGGCAGCACCCGCAGAACCTACGTTCACAGCTAGGGCAGTAGCTACACCAGTACCCAAACCAGATACACCTGTTGAAATTGGCAATCCTGTAAGGTTAGTAGCAGTACCGCTAGATGGAGTACCAAGCACACCACCATTGACCAAAGGTGCGCCAGAAGAGCCTACATTGACCGCTAGAGCCGTTGCTACACCTGTTCCTAGACCTGACACGCCTGTAGAGATTGGAAGCCCTGTAGCGTTTGTTAAAGTTGCACTAGTAGGTGTGCCAAGGATAGGGGTCACCAAAGTAGGTGAAGTAGCAAATACTGCTGATCCTGATCCTGTTTCATCTGTCAAAGCACCTGCAAGATTGGAGGAGCTAAATGAACCAAGAGATGTTGCATTGCCTACAGAAGTGACTGCACCAGTAAGGTTTGCATTAGTTGTCACATTACCCGCAGTCAGACCAGATGCAGTTCCTGTGATGTTAGTTCCAACCAAAGCAGATGGAGTGCCTAGAGCAGGAGTGACCAAAGTTGGGCTATTGGCAAACACCAAAGCACCACTACCTGTTTCGTCTGTTACGGCAGAGATTAGATTTGCAGATGATGGAGTAGCCAAGAATGTCGCCACACCAGTACCAAGACCACTCACACCTGTTGAGATCGGCAGACCAGTTAAGTTAGTTGCTGTACCAGAAGCAGGAGTTCCCAATGCGGGAGTCACCAAAGTGGGACTGTTTGACAGAACAACTGCGCCTGTGCCAGTAGAAGAAGTTACGCCAGTACCACCATTTGCAACAGGCAAAGTGCCAGTAATATCAGAAGTAGAAAGGCTTACTGCATCCCATGTAGCATTAGTGCCATCAGTTTGGAGATACTTGTTTGCGTTACCTGTTTGGGTAGGCAAAAGGTTATTTAGAGCAGCAGTAGCCGTAGAAGCACCAGTACCGCCATCAGCAACCGCTAGATCGGTAATACCAGTAATTGAACCACCAGTAATATTGGCAGAAGCATTGTCTGTTTTAGTTCCAACAGCAGTCTGAATATTGTTGAACTCGGTATCAATCTCAGCACCTTTGACAATCTTTAAAGGATTGCCAGGAGACAAATTGTCTTTTGACGCAAAGTTTGTGGTTTTGGTGTAATTTGACATGATTTACCTCTTATCCCATTTTGCCATCTTTGGCTTGAATTTCAATCTTTTGCAATGAAAAAGAAACACCTTTAATGGTTGTTTCATACCCTGTTTGCACAATCTTTCCTGCACCAGAAGCATTTGCTGTTAACGTCTTAATTGGCACACCACTTGTGTATTCAGCAATGTTGTATTCAGCAGTGCCGTATTCATAACTTGTCTGTGATGGGATATAGACGTTCTCAGCACGATAAGCACCAGAATAGTCAAAGCCCCAATTGATAGTTAAGAACTGGTCAGAGCCACCAATCACAATGGCTGTAATGTTCTTCAGAATAGAAATCTGATTAGGGTTTCCCAAGTCGGCATTGTTTGTGTAGTACGCAAATCGGTACGTTACTGTGTCATCAAGATAAGTTCCATACTTGCCGATATAGCCATTCTTACCAATGTACAAGTCGCCATTACGCAAAGAACGCAAAGCAGTAGGAGCAATTGAGTCCCACTTGGTTACACGGGAAGCACCATCTTGCAATGTTTGTTTGGTATCGAAGCAATAAACTTGGAAAGATGCAGGTAAAACAAGCAGATAAAAGGCTTCTTTTTCTGAGTAAACAGACTTCAAATTAGCCAATGTTTCGCTTGCTAATGAAGAAGACAAGTCAAAACGAACATTCTTGGATAGGTCTCGCAATGGAGCAGACTTCTCTTGAATAGTCCTCATTAGTGAACGAACACCTGAATCTGACAAGAAAACAACGTCAGTACCAATACTTTGTATGGTATCCCTTGCTATGCAACCAATAGAGCCTACTGTGTCGCTCAGAACAAGAGATGCGGGTGTAGAAGCACCAGAATAGACAAGAATCTGTCGTTTACCAAAGATAAACAGGAAATCATTGTGAGCTGCCAAGCCCATCACTTCATCAGCGCCATTAGGCCATACACGGGAAACATCTAATGAGCCTGAAGTACCACCCCCCCATACATGACCTGCAATCAGATCAGAGAAGGTAATAGTTGTTTTGTCTGTAGCAGTATTAGCTACCCACAAACGACCAAATGCTGAGATGCAGATGTTTGCTTGCGGAGCAGTAGCAACATAGCCAGACTTCTCAGATATTCTGCGATAAGTAGTTGTACTTATGGCGGGGTCATAAATGAGTGGATCGTGACCTGTTTGGAAGAAGTATGCAATTCCATTCAAGGAGGCAGTTTGCCAGTTAGATGCCGTAATAGTAGGAGCAGTACCACCACCACCATAGGTCAACTCAGTCACCGCATTAGCAGTGCCAAGTTTGAATATCTTGTTGTTTCCAGCAAATAGAACTGTAAGAGTTCCGTCAGTCTGGACTAACTCATGGATCACGCCAACATCATTAGCACCCAAAGCACCAGAGGAGGAGTTAACCCTTGACCAACCTTTTCTTGCGCCAATACGACCATACTGATCCAAGATGCAGTTAGTTGCAACCAAAGCAAAACCAGCCCCTAAATCAAGGGGAGAATCTTCAGTATTCAGGCCAAAAAAGCCTGGTGCTGAGAGACTGTAACTTTGTAGTTGTCCTGCCATTAGACCGCCACAAAGTTGTCTTCAGGATAACGAGTGCTTTCCATCGCAATAGCGTCAGAGAGCATTCCTCTAAACAGAGCATAAGCCTCAGTAGAGTTTGTTCCACCATCTTCACCACGCTCAATCAAAGCACGAGCATAAGCACTTTGAGTAACCAAATAATCCAAAACCTTGACTGAAGTGCCATCAGCAGACAGATTAGCTTGTGGGATGATTAGGTCAAACAACAATGTATACACGCCATTGGGGACAGGAAACAAGTCAACCTTTGTGTCGCCATTACCATCTACCCCGTTATAGCAAAACTCGCTAGGAATAGACTGTGAAGGTGTGCCAAAGTTGAGCTTGCGGTTCATATCCGCAACAGTGATGTTATCTAGGGTAATAACGCTAGTCGTATTGATAGCATCAGTAACACGAAACTTCTGACCAGCACCTGTTAAAGCATAAGAACTTACGCCAGAACTAGTGGTGATAGTGACTGTCTGCGCCAAGGCATTCCAAGTGTAGGAATCCTCAATCTGACGCTTGGCATCATTGACAAACTTGCCAATCAAAGAAGAATAGGTTGTTTCGCCAACAGTAGATACTGTGCTTTCACGCAAGCGAATCAACACATCGTTAACAAGTTCTAAATAGGTCATGTTCGTTGTGCTCCCTGAACCTCAAATGTGGCAAGTACAGACATTGTTGAGCCAGCCTCAGAAGTAGTGGTTAAATAATCACCTTCTTCCATCACAAAATATTGTGTGTCTGAAATAAGCGTTAATGTTGTTCTTGCTGATAAAACTTGTTCGCTAACAATTAAAGTTGATGTAGCAGTACTTGCGTCATACCAACTAAATGAAATGTGTTTGCTTGGAGCTGTGTTACAAACGTGAATTAAGACGCACCTTGCATAGTATCCAGTAGGCACTGTATACAGCGTAGTAGCTGTATTAGCAGTTAAATTCTTACTGATAGATACTGGTCTCACTTCATATTCCTCTTAGAGATCGCTTTAGCCTTAGCCTTTGCGTCTTCCTTGGACGTTGCGCCCCAAGCTCTAAGAGAAAGTAAAAGTCGGGTAGGCTTTCCATCTTTCATCTCAGCGCCAGGCATATTGCCCATTCGTGCTAAAAAGGATGCCCTACGAG